CCCCTCGACCCACCTAAAGTTACGGCAGGCTATCGCCTGCGTTTTCAGCGGTTTTCCCTTGCGAGCTAAGCCCGTCTCTCTATCTGCTGAGCGCATCCATTAGCACCTTGCCGTATGTATCTACGTAGATAAAATCTAGCGTTAGTTGCTTTACGATTGGGTTATTTTGCATTCTGACGTCAAGATAAAATTTACCTGCCGTAATGTTTGCTAAAGTATTTTTCGCGCTCCAGCTAAGTTCATATCCTAGCAGTACTCTAGCTCCTACGAGAGCCCGCAGTAGCTCATCTACGCTTCTTTTTGCGTGATAGAGTTGATCGGCTTTGCGATCTATCGCGAAAAATACTCCTTTTTGGCAAGCCTGAGAAATACGATCGAAGATCCTCACTCTAGCAAGATCCTGCCAAATGCTATCGACGTCGCTAGTCTCTCCGCCCCAAGCCCTGAAGCCTTGCTCGCGAATGATCGTGCTGATATGCGCCGCCCTAAGCTCATCTGCCGTGCAGGTTTCCCCCGGCTCAAAGTCTACGTCTATCGCCGTGCCGACGATACCGCCCATCACCCTGTTGGAATAGCTATCGGAATATCCGAATTCGCTAAGACCGTCTACATAGGCGATCATTCCGGCGATACGAGCGCTTTGCGGGCTCATAACGTAGCCGTTTGTTTCATCATCCCAAATTTTGACATAGGGATATGCCGCAATCAGCCGTGCCGTGCCAAAATCTTTCATTTTTGCGATAGCCTCATTTGCGGCGCTTGCCTTGAGATCGACGATACCGGTGGCTTTGAGCCTTGTGGCTATAGCTTCAAGTGCTGCTTTAATTGCGTCCTCACCGCTATATTCGGGAGCAATGATTAAATTTGGGCGATAACCCAGTGAGCTTTTTGCGTTCTTAAATGCTTCGATTGCAGCCTTGCAAGCCGTAATGTCGTCGCTATCGTCATTATTATCGGTACGGGTAAATACCGATAAGATAATTTGCGTTTGCACGCTTTGATCGCTGATGGCTTTCAATGCTCGATAGATCGAGCCTTTTTTAAATTGCTCGCTCGCCTTCTTTTTTGCCTCGTAAATTTCCTCGAGTGCGGTGATCGCCTTGTCGGTCGTCATATAGAAATGTAGGCCGTTTTCCAGCACCTCTTCATATCCTGCGATCCCGATGGGCGTAGTACTTTCTACGCTTATCGGTCGCGCCGCCTCTGCCGAAACGGTTATGTTCACTCCAAATTTTGCAGCCATCTCTTCTCCTTTGTTTAAAATTTCGATATCAAATATATGGCGGTAAACGCCAAATCCTGCATAGCCCCATAAAACACCTCTTGTCTGCCCCACGCATCTCTCGCCTCAAAAGCTCGAAATCGTAGCGTCCATTTTGTGCGGTATCCCAGCTCACAAGCAAGCGGAAAGCCCACCGCAAGAGCTACGGCAAAAAGCGGCGCGGCGTAAAGACCCGCAAAGGCTAGCGGCACGAATACTGGCAGCCACCAAATCAGACCGCGAATAGCAAGGCAAAGCCTGCAATAAGCTAGCCAGTGTGCGCGAGGTATAAAACGCCCCGCAAGCCATTCTATGCTGCGGCTTTCGCGTTCGCCTTTATCCGCTCCGTGGCTTGTCAAGGCACCAACCCATACGCCCCAGCCTTTGGCTTCGCCCAGAAAATACCCGAGCCCGCAGATGACCGCAAGGTAGAACTCCCCCAAAAACGCAAATACCAGCAGAGCCACTACCAAAGCGTTCAGCTTGGCGAAATAGCTATATTGCCCGCGTAGTCTATTGAGTATCGCAAACATTACGGCTCCCTCGGGCGGCTCTTGACTATGTCTGCGAATTCATCGCCGCCTAGATACCAAAAAGGCTTTGAGCCGTCGGGGTATTGAAATTTCGCAAAGTCATCAGGGTGCGTCGCAAGGTGTGCGATCACTCGAAAAATATTCATCATATTGGAATGATCCCATTGATCGCACTTTCTAGTACGTAGGAATATGACGATAGGACAAGCCAAAATCCCAAGAATAAACGCCGAAACAAAAATCAGAAAATAGCTCATAGTGCCACCTCTATTGTGTCTGTAAACACTATGGCGTCAAGCTCTTTTTTATCCTTGGCTTTTTCGATTTTCAATTCATAACCCCATTTCAAAGTATGAAGTTTTTGCCCTCCGATCTGAATTGCCCGTTTGATACGCTTCAACTCCTCTTGTCCGTTTATCTTTTTCATTGAGTTATCATACATTCGGAATGCCCGCACTTCCAAGCTGTCGAATGTGTCTATCATAGCCTCGACATTGAGTAGGTATCGATACCCGCCGTTGATGACGCCGAAGTCTTTGAGGCTGATCTTGCAACTATCGCCCATCGAATGGGTCCATCTTGCAAGCTCAGCGGTCTTTGCCTCGCGTAGCTGCTCGATAGGAGGTTCTACGTTTAGAATTTTTTGCGCCTGCGCTTCTGTTATCTTGGTTAACCCCTCTTTAATCTGATCCTCGTCTACGTCATTATCGTAGGCGTAAATTTGGTTTTGTGAATTTTTGTAGTATTTCATTTTTACTCCTTATCGTAATTCCCACCAGTAAAAAGAGCCACCCCCGGTGAGAGAATACTCTACGTCGTTTGGAACTATTCCATAATATGTTTGTTTGGATGTTCGGCCCAAACCTCCTCCTCCAAAAGAAATAGAAGTACTACCTATTCTTATGGTGTAATCTGCCCAATCAAGAGCCATAATCGTTAGTTGTATCGGTCTACCCGTTTTATTCGTGTAAATTGCTCCGATTTGTCTTTGTGCCGTTACGTCTTGTAGGGTCTGACTTATTCCCAGCATTTGGCTCAATATCTGCGCTTTTGCTGCGTCTGTGTATTCTTTCGCGGCGTTTTCTGATACTGCAGTATCTGCCAAATTCCCCGTGATGGAATTTTTGAGTTTTACAATGCCTGCCTTTGTTTCGGTAGCATACGGGGATTTGTCTATATTTGTGGCCTCAAATACATTTTTTACTTTTATCAGTACGATTACGCTCATATTATATGGGCGGTTTTCGTTTGCAACGGGCACTACTCGTGAGGCGTCGAAATGTATTCGCCACACAGGATCGCTAGTTCCATCGTTTTGAGTGCTGCCGACATTATCGCCCATCTTAAATACCCCATCCGCCAGCTGATTATCGTTTGCCTCGGTATTAAACCACCCCGTGATATTCCTGATAGCATCATCTTGTGATACACCGAGACTCGCGGCATTGCCACCAGTGGAACGGATAAATTTGCCGTCGTTGAATTTCGGTAGATTAAAGTGCTCGCCGCTTCCGCCATAGGTATAGCCAATGACGTCAAAAAGCTCGATATATTCAGATTTCTGAAGCCTCCTGCCGTCTGTGGGAAGAAAGCCCGCCGGGGTGGTCCTATCGCTAGACCAAAGCAGATATGAGCCTATCTTGAGTCCATCGCTAGCCTCGGATTTGAGGGCGTATTTATCGGCGGCAAGCCCGCCGAGTTTTGCGCTATCTGCCGCGGTTTCAGTTTTGTCGAGCTTTTCTGCGATAGTCGTACCCACAGAGGTAAACTTTTTATCCACCTCGGTTTTTGAGTAGCTATCGCTTACATCGCGCTTTGTCGCAAGCGTGAGATCCGCGCCGGACTTATTATCCTCGACTTGCTTCTTGAGATAGCTCGTACGGTTCGCAAGCTGCTTTGCCTGCTTATTACTGATGCCGTCTACTCCGCCCACGACGGGGTCGGTTACTTCGAGTTGATAAATCCCTTCTTCCCAGGTCTTTTCTTCTTTGATATTAGCCATTGTATGCTCCGTAATTAAATTGGTCGTTGTACCTGATTTGCCCGTCATACTTGATCTGATTTGTTGAATGCTCGATCAGAGCTAGCACACACCTTGCGGGCGCCGCCGCTTTTGCCGCGGTCGCTATCGCCGCCGCCTTGCTCTTTGAAAGAGGAACGCTGCTTATGATGCTATATTCGGCCCAATGCGAGTTTGAGCCGTAAAATCTGCTTCTATCGTATTTGATAGAGCCGTCATATTTCTGCCCTAAATTTCCCTCTACTATGATCGCTCCGCTATCGATCGCATTCACCGCCTTTTTGACTGCGTAAAAGGTGCCCGAGTAGTAGTGAATTTTAAAGGCTTCTTTGATAAGCAGCCTTGCGACGGTTTCATTTAGTCCTTCTATATTCACATCCAGGCTATCTGCCAAAATTCCAAGAAGCGAAGCGGGGCAACTATCCGCCAGGATGTTTATCACGCCTATATCAAGACCTGCAAGGCTGAAGCCAAAAAGATCGTCAAGCTTCTTGTCAAATTTTGGCTTTCCGCTCGGTAGGATACTCATAGATTAGCCTTTGCAAAGCTCAGCTCAAATTTGATTTTCACAAAGCTATCCACGTCCGCTTTTATATCGGCGGCAGGCTGTTTTAAATTTACTCGGTACACTCCCTTGCGGTGCAGAGTAGAATAGATATAGCTTAAATTTAGATCCTCGCCGAGGCTTAGACTAGTCCTGCCGGCTTCGATTTCGCTTTGAATGCTAGCCTGCAAAAGCATATCATTTAGCTCGAGCTCGGCTTTTATTACGGCGTTTATGACTTTGGCGTTTTCTACTACTACAGTATCGCAAAGCGGCCGCACCCGCTCGCCACTCAAATAACTCTGCACATCCGCTCTCGTCTCTTCGCTCATATCGGTAGTTTTTAGATAGAGCTTCACGATGCCTGGCCCTCCGTTTATCACGCTTACTTCCTCAACCTTAGCATTTGCACTTAGCGCGTGATAGATATAGGCTTTCCTGCTTCCTGCCGTAGAAAATCGCTCCAGCGAAAGCACGGCGCGATCGCGCAGCCTCTCGTCGTTCTCCTCATCCGCACCGCCTTCAAAGCGCGATGTTTGGCGCGCCTTAAGCACGAATGAAAAAGGCGTTTGGACGAGCTCGCATTTTAGATCGCTTTGCTTGACGAAGGTCTGCAATACGCTATGACCCGTACCCTTTAGCTGCCCGGCAGCGATCGTGATGTCATCTTTGATAGCGGCAAGCTCGCCGGAGCTTGCGCACAAGATAGTGCCTTTTGGGATTAGTACGTCCGAATCGCGCGCCATACTTAGGCTAAATTCCACCTCCGCTATGGGCTTTTCGCCCTTTTTGCGTTCAATTCCGTACATCGCAACGATATTATCCAGATCAGCCCCCTGCGCGAAAGGTAGCAGCATAGATTTTACGGCGCTATTTATGCGGGCTCGCAAAAGTAGCTCTCGATATGCAAGCGTTTCAAGCAGAGCCGAAAAGCGGTCGCTTTCAAGAAGCGAAATTTCATCGTCGTTTAAAGAGCCTTTAAAGAGGCTTTTAATATTCTTTAAAATTTCATCATAGCTCAGCTGCTCGATGACGTTCGGATAAGGCAAATTTTTAAGAAAACTCATAGCTCCACTCCGATCTCTTTGCCGTTTGTTAGCAAAATTTTAAAGCTTAGCCTGTGATCTCTCAACGATACTAATTTGACTTCGTCGATCTGTACTCTCTTCTCCCATCTTTGCACCGCCTCGATGACGAAGTAGCTAAGATCGGCACGAAACTCATCATTGACCCGCCTATCTATCAGCTCAAAAAGGCGGCTGCCGTATTCGGGTAGCATTACCCGCGAGCCGATAGGAGTGCTTAGGATATCTCTGATACTATCTTCTACGCTTACCAGGTATTTCATCTCAATCCCTCGCTACTCCGCCGTTGGTATGGCTAGAAAGTGAGCCTCTGCCGTCGCTTATATCTCCGCTTGTTTTGAGGCTCCCCGTAATATTTACATTTCCGTTGATAGAAAAGCTACCACTACCCCCGCCGCTTCCTGCGGTCGAGATTGATCCTTGAATGAGCGTATTTCCCAAAAGCTTGATATTACCGCTTTGTACGGTAGTATCATCCGCCTTAACATTAACGTTCTTTGCGGTCAAATTTGCGTTTTCGCAGGCGATATTGATCTGCTTCGGGCTTGAAATTTCAAGGCTGGAGTTGGCCGTATCGTAGCTCATCCTTACGCCGTCTTCAAAAGCGACGTGGATCTTTGTATCGGTTGGGCTCGCTTTGTGGGCGGTCTGATAGATACCGCGCAGGATTACGCCTGCATTGAGCTCGCCTCGTATCGGCAGCACAAGCACCTGCTCTCCCACGCGAATCGGCGCAAAGCTTACGGCAAAGGAATTGGCGCAGGCTTGAAATACGGGTAAGAAGTCGGTGGCCATATCGCCGATCGCAACCCTTGCGCGATCTCCGCCTACTTCGCTGATGATGCCGATCTCATTCATATTCATCCTCTCTGTCTTTTCTCAGCTCAAATTTGTTTTTTGCGAAACTGATCGCTAGGTCTAAAATTCCGCTGCCTTTAAAAGCGCCTATTCCGCAGATCGCGAGGCTTAGGCGCATATCTTTGGCACAAAAAAACGCGATTTCGTAGATCACGTAGGCGCTAAAACAGCCGTCCAATACTCGCTTTATAAAATTTTCCACACCGCGCTCGCCATGTTTCAAAAAAGCCGTTACGCTGCCCGCAACGCCCGCAGCTAGCACATAGAGCAGATACTCCATTGCTCATACTTTAAAGGTTTTGTAGAGCGACGTAGGCGAAAAAAGAGCGCCCGCAACGCCTATACAAAGCGACCAAAGAAGGAGTACTAAATTTTCGCTTCGTATAAGGTTGTCAAAGACTACGTAAAGCTCGAGATTGAATACTACTAAGACAAAAGCTCTAAGCAGATAAATCAAAGTTTTCATTACTCGCTCCTCGTGCAGTCTTTGGCTATCTCTTCGCATCTCAAAAAATACCTCACAAGCTCTTTATGCGCTTCAAAGCTGCCGTTTGCCGCAGGTTTGAGCGGCATTTTCAGATTACAGCGCACAGGCACATAGACTTGCTTTATCTGCGGCTCCTTTGCGCCGCAGCCGCATAAACAAAGTACGCTAAAAGCGCTATCAAGAAGTTTTTTATACGCATTGAGTTGTGCCTCGCAACTTTTGTCTTTTATGTAAATTTTTGAAACGTTTTTGATCTTATCCTCGTTGCGGCGGCTTGCTTTCACCTCAAGGGATTTGATCGCGGCGTTTTGCAAGCTTAGGTTTAGCTCGCATTGCCCTAGCTGCGCCTTAAGCCCTGCATTTTCGGCGCTTAGCTGCGAAACATCGCTTTTTAGCAGCGCTATATAGATCCCGCACGCAGCCAGCGTCGCCGCAAAGGCGATGCCGATAAGCTTAATGTTTAAGAAGCCCATTTAACACCTTCTTTGCTCTATTTGGAGTCTGCTGCGCCCAGAGGCTACGAAGCCCGTTTGCGATAGCCTTTTCATATTCGCTAGTTCTTATGTAGTGAAGCGTCGTAACGAATTTTTTAACCTTGTTAACGTCCATCTGATAGCACATCTCTATCACTACGTCCTGCACGTTTTGCGGTTTGTCTTGAAGCCAGGCAAAGGCTTCAAATACCCTAGGCTTTAACTTTTTTAATTTCAGCTCTAAAATTTGATCCGCCGTCGCGCGGCCCATCGGCTCTACTTTTCCGCCGTTTAGCGCTAGCTCGTCGGGGCTCAAGGCCGAAACTAAAAAGCCGTAGCCGATAGTCTTGTAACCTCTCGTGTCTTCATAAATTTCACCGCAAAAGCCTTCGTTTTCCTTGATGTTTGCGATTAGGCTCATTCTTCGCTCCTCGGTTTATCTAAAACTTTTGCGGCAATATTACGCCTTGCGCGGCTCAAAATCTATCAAAAAGCTGTGTCAAAGGATTGTGCCAAAATCCTTTGACAAAAAACTATGCCAAAAGATTTTGATAGATTTTGAGATATTTGCCGTGCTATAGTTGCGAGAAATAGGAGGCGAAATGCTTGTAGAGTTTGAAAAAGAGTTGATCGAAACGATAAAAAAGGTCTGTAAAAACACTTCGCCCTATCTAGGGGAGTTTGAAAACAAAGATGAGATGGAGCTTCTTATAAAAGGCGGAGATAGTTTCGTATTCGTAGAATTCCTAGGCGAAAAGTATCAAAACGTGGTAAGCAAAATAGGCACTTACAATATCCATATTTTAGGGGTGACGTCCAGCAAGCAGCAAAGCTATAGACAAGAAAATAAGTATAAAGCCACAATTCTTTGCGAAGCAGTGGACAAAAAACTAAGAAATTCGGAGCTCAATAATGAATTTAGGATCGAGCCAAAAAGCCTAAAGGTGTCTCACAATAGCATAACCGACTACGGATATATGTATGTTTTGACACGAGAAATTCAAACCGAGTTCCTCGAAAAAAGTGAGTTGTAAAAATTGTAATAGTTGTATGGGAGAGGAAAAATATGAGATTTCAAACGGAGCTAATCGCGCTAAAAAGTGAAAATATAGATAGCGACCTCGTAGAGTTGCTGTTAGCAATTACCGGCGAATGGAAAGGACACTATAGTGGAGCGTTTCGCATCGATAACGCGGATTTGGAAAAGATGAAGCTGAATTTCGATGCTCGCAAGATAGATCTAGTGATTGACTACGAGCATCAAACCCTTATGGGCTGCGAAGCTCCTGCGGCGGGCTGGATCAAAGAGATGCATATCAAAGACGGCAAGCTTTATGGAATGGCAAGCTGGACCGCAAAAGCGAAAGAATACATCAAAAACGGCGAATACAGATATCTGAGCCCAGTATTCAATTTCGGAGCGATCGACAAAAAGACGGGAGCGTGGATAGGCTGTGAGATCGAAAGCGTCGCGCTAACCAACACGCCGTTTTTGGATGAATTGGAAGAACTAAAAGCAAATAAAATTTCAGAGGTAAAGGAGAAAAACATGCCTGAAAACGAAAAAAACGGTGCGGACGTCGTTGCGCTAAAAGCGCAATACGACGCGCAAATCACCGCCTTAAAGGCGGAGCTTGAAGCAAGTAAAAACGAGGTTACGGCACTAAGCGAGCAGCTTGCGGAGAGTGCGGTAGAAGGCGCCATCGTTGCCAATAAACTCGCAGAGGGGCAAAAGCAGTGGGCGCTAAGCTATGCAAAGACCGATTTAAACGGCTTTAGAGAATTTCTAAAAGGCGTTACTCCGCCCGATAAGAAACCGGATCTGCCGAATAACGATCTATTTGCCAACAAAAACCAACCCCAAAACGATATAGATATTGTCAAATTTGCATTAGGAGGAAAATAAGATGCCAAACGAAAAAAAGAAACCAAACACTATTGGAGATGTAGTCGTCAATAAGATACTCGGCGTAAATGCCAAAGTCGAGACTACAAAAGCTTTGGAGTGCGGAGCCGTGCTTTTTAGTATTAATGGCGGCGAGAGCTTCGCTGCGGTAACAAGCGATAACCAAACCACCACTATCGCAAATGCTGCTGCGGTATTCGGCGTGCTATGCGACAACGTAGAGGCCACCGGGGATGCCGACGTGCTGGTGCTCGGCGAAGTCAAGCTTGCGGACGCGGCTGCAGAGCTAAAAACCGCGCTATTTAAGCAAAAAATTGTAGTAAGGTAAGGAGAAAACAATGGACGAACTTCTAAAATATTTTACGGTCGAGGCGATGACCGAAATTGTAAATCAGGTCAAAGCCGATCAAAGCTTTATTATGGATACGTTTTTTAAGACGTGGACGCCTACGCTTTCCAATACCCATAATATCATCATCGAAAAAGGTGCGGGTGTAATACTTGAGAGCGTCAGCGAAAATGGAGAACACCTGGTAACGAAAAACCCGGATCAAACGATAGTATCTGTGCCGCTTCCTCGCTTCCCGCAATACGATACGCTTCCAGCGAGCGATATGAATTTACTAAGAACGCTCAATACCCAAAATGAGCAGCTTAAATCTCTTTCGGCGGCTATCGGCAAAAAGCTAGCCAAGCAAAAGAGCAATGTTACCAACACTCTTGAGTATATGGCGGCCGGAGCGATATTTGGCAAAGTAATGGATGGCAAAGGCAACGTACTCCTTTCTTTGACCGCAAATCGCAAGAAGATTACGATCGGAAATACTACTAAATTGCTTACTATGCTCAACGACATAGAGACTGCCCAAATAGACGTTTTAGGGACTGCAAAGCCGTATATAGCATTAATAACCAGAGAGCTTTATGCAGAGTTGCTAGCCCTAGTAGAGAAAGAGGAGCTCTTGAAATCAAATTCGGCAAAAATTACCGACAAAAACAATGTATTGACGCTTGAGCTTTTCGGTAAGACCTTTATGCCTTACGATGCAACATACGACAATACAAAAGGCAAACCTACACGTTATATGAGCGGCAAGAAAGGAGTGGTCGTGCCGCTTGACGGTAATATGTTTGAAGTGATCTATACCAGGGCTAATCATACCGCGGCCATCGGAAAAGCTCCGACGAAATTCTTTGCTGCAGCCCCGGAAGTACTCGATAAAGGTGCAGGTTGGGGCATCGTGAGTGAAAGCAGGCCGATTCCCGTTTGCAATAGGCTTGATGCAATCGTCGAGCTTGAATTTGCATAATCGATTTAAAAGGGCTCTAAGCCCTTTTAAATCAAAAACGACCAAAGATACGAGAAAAATATTTTAAACGTTTTAACACGCTTTTAATACGCGTTAAAAGGCTTAAAAGATTTAAGGATAGCTCAATGATAACAAACGATGATCTGCTTGAAGAAGTTTCGCATAAAGAGCTGCTGGAGCTGAGCGATTTTGAGGGAAGCGGTAGCATAAATCAAAGCATCATAGACGATAGCCTAAATGATGCGCTAGCATTCATAGCATCATTTATAAAAATTCCCGCTAATCCTACTAAACTTCTAAAAGATATATGCGTAGATCTAACGATAATCGAGCTAAAAAAGCGTAATAACTTTCCAAAGGACACTCTAGAGGAGCAGATCGAAAAGATCGAGGGGCTGCTTTTAAAGATGGCTGCAGGCAAAATTCCTACCGATGAGAAAAAAGATGACAAGCCGAGGCTTGCCTCAAGGGCATTTAGACATTACGAAAAACGAATGGATTTAAAGGACTTAAATGGCTGAGAGACCAAACATTAAAGACCTGGCGCGCGAGCTGTATCTCAAGGGCTTTAGCGTCGAGCGAATAGCCGAAATTTTAAATAAAAATGTAAAGACGATCAAGAATTATAAGGCCGGCAGCAATTGGGATGAGCTCAAGACGGCAAGCTATCTAAACCGCGGTGGCGAGGAGAAGCAAAATATCTATCAAAATTTCATCGAAGAGATGCGCCTTGCCGTGAAAGATATCAGGCAGAGTGAACTACCCGCAGGCAAAAAAGCGGATGCACTAAGCAGGATAGGCGATAGCTTCGTCAAGATGAGCAAGGTAGCAAGCTACGAAAACCCCGCAGCATACCGCCTCAGCATCGCAAAAAAGGTTATCATGCTAGTAGTCGAAAAATTTAAAGATGATGAAAACAAAGAGTGCATTAAAAAGCTTATTGAGCTCATCGAGAGCGAAAAATTTATAAAAGCCATCGAAGAGCTTGAAGTTTAGGATCTTAAGATGCTTTTTTCAAAGGATGAGCTGGATAGCTTTTTAGAGGATAGCCGCGAAAGCCACAAGCAAGCCGGAGCCGTAGAGCCCGAGCTTAGCAAGCTTACGCGTAAGGACTTTTACGACTGGCTGGAAGAGCTTAGCGGCGAGCTAAAAGAGCAGATTCATTTAAATAGCCCACTATCTCCCAAAGATAGAGCCGCTAGGCTAAAGCGTGCCGAGCACGATTTTATGTTTTTTGCCAAGACCTATTTTCCGCACTATTTTAGCATTGATAGCTCTTGTTCGCTTCACGAGGATCTAGCACAAATTTTTGAAGCTATGACGCAAAACGCAAGCGGCGACAAATATGTTCGAGCCGCGCCGCGCGGGCATGCAAAAACCACGTATTGCTCGCAGCTCTTTCCGCTTTGGTGTATTTGCTTCGGCAAGAAGCGCTTTATAGTCGAAATTTCAGATGCCGTGGAGCTTGTGGAGGGCTGCCTTGAAGCGATCAAGGCGGAGCTTGAAGACAACGCAAATTTAAAAATGGACTTCCCGCATGTCTGCGGCGCAAGCAAGAATTGGAAGATCGGCGAGTTTGTATCCCAAAACGGCGTCAAGCTCAAGGCCTTCGGCTCGGGTAAGAGACTGCGCGGCGTGAAATTCGGCGTGTACCGCCCCGATCTAGTCGTCCTTGATGATTTGGAAAACGACACCAACGTGCGCAGCAAAGATCAGCGCGATAAGCTCGAGGAGTGGCTCGATGAGGCGGTGCTAAATTTAGGCAGCGTCGACGGAAGCTTAGATGTGCTTTATATCGGCACTATCTTGCATGCAGATAGCGTGCTGGCGCGAAAGTTAAAGCTTAAATTCTGGAACGCCAAAAAATATCAATCCGTGATAAATTTCCCAAGGCGAATGGATATGTGGGAGCAATGGAGCGAGCTGTATCGTAACGTCTCAAAGGACGCCGGCGACGAGTTTTATATGCGGCATAAAAAGCAGATGGACGAGGGCTCGCAGGTGCTTTGGCCTGATGCGCTGCCGATCTTAAAGCTCATGCAAAAAAGAGCCGAAAATTTAAAATCATTCAACAAAGAGCAGCAAAACGATCCGCGAAACGAAGCTCAAATCTTTACAAAAGAGGCTATGCATTTTTACCGCGAGCTTCCGAGATGCGATTATTTCGTTATGTATATCGACCCGGCGGGCGAGAAGAAAAAGAGCGACTATACGGCTATTACGGTGTTAGGTGTCAGCAAAAGCGAAGCCAAAATTTACGTCGCCGAAAGCATTGTAGAGGTCATGAAGAGCAAGAAAACGATCAAGGAGATCCTCCGCCTCAATGGCATATATCGCCCGAGAATGTGCGCAATAGAGAGCAACGGCGGGCAGGAGTTTTTTAGGCAGTGGATCAGAGAAAAGGCCTTTGAGGTGGGTGCAAAGCTGCCACTTAAGGGCGTCAATAATACGGCTGCTAAAGGGCAAAGAATAGAAGAGCTAGAGGTGCCGATCGATGACGGAGAGATAGTATTCCATCAAAGCCAAGGCTTGCTTATAGAGCAGCTTTGCGAATACCCGGAGGGCAAGCACGACGACGCGCCCGACTCTTTGGCGGGAGCGTATGAACTTACGAAGTTTAAAAGAAAGATAAAAAGGCGCAGTAGATGAGCAAGAGAAAATCAAATTTCAAACGATTAAAATTAAACAAAAGCGAAACCCGACCCCAGACGATGCCTATAAAACGTAAAACGGCAGTCATCGCCCAAAATAGCACGCTCATAGACCTCATAATCAACACCGGCGTTTCCAGCATAAGCGATAGCGATATGGATATGATCCTAACCGATCTTACGGTTACGCAGTGCGACGTCAGCCGAAAATCAGTCACGGAGAAAAAAGAGATCCAAATCATTTGCGATGATGAGGATATTGCCAAAAATTTTAAAGCCATTTTTAACCCGGATATCGTTAGCCAAATTTTAGAGACCTATCTTTACGGGCTCAACGTCTTTGAGACCAACTACAAAGAAAAGGACGGATTAATTTACCCGCGCCTTGTGCAGCGAGATTTCAGACAATTTAAATTCAACGATGCCGGCGAGTTTGTATTCGTAGCCGGCGGAAGCGAGCAAAAGATCCCGCCGTTTAAAGTCGTTTATGCGCTAAACCGCGCAAATTTTAGAAAAACTTACGGCGACGGGCTTATTAAAAAGCTCTACTTCCCCGTCAAGATGAAAAATGCGAGCCTTAAGTTTTGGTTTCGGTTTTTGGAGCGTTTCGGCTCGCCGTGGGCGGTTGCAAAAACCAGCTTCGATCCGGACGAGCTAGCAAATGAGGTGCAGGCTATGCTTAGCGGCGATAGCGCGGTCATCGATACCGAAGAGGAGCTTACGCTGATTCAGCCAAGCAGCAACGTAGATTTTACGAAGCTGCCGACATATCTAGATAATCAAATCAGTAAGGCAATTTTAGGCGCAAATTTGACGAGCGATATAAAAGAGGGCAGCTACGCTGCAGCAAAAACGCACAACGAGATCAGGGAGGATCTAGCTGCAAACGACGGCAAAATTTTAGAATTCGTAATGAACAGAGCGATCGGCTTTTTTAAAGAGATTAATAATTATAAAGGCGAGATTGAAGCGAAAATTTATGACGAGGACGCGCCGAATGCCGAGCGTGCAAACAGGGATAAGACGCTCTTTGATATGGGCTTCGTGCCGACCGCGAAATACATCAGCAAAATTTATAATATTGAGCTTGATGAAAAAGCTATTAAAGAACGCTTAAGCAGTGATTTAAAGGCGAATAAACGGGTTTTAAAGAACGCAAATAAGCCGATAGATCGCTTCGAAAAGGCTAGCAGCGAACTAAAAATCGATGACGGCGAGATAGAGGCTGCATTAAACGAATTGATCGCACAAAGCGAAACCTACGAGCAGGCGTTTGATAAGCTTTATGAGCTTTACGATCTGCCGTTTGATGAGCTTGAAAAATATATGTTTCGAGCTATCGCAAACGCAGAGATGATCGGATATACGGATGAATAGCGGCTTTAGCTTTCAAAAAGAGCCTGCGGCGGTATATGAGTATCTGCAAAGCAAAAATGTTGAGATTCATTTTGATTATGATGAGATCATGCACGATGCGCATAAAAAAACGTTTACGATCGCAAAGATGACCGATTTAGATCTTCTAAAAGATATGCAAAACTCGCTCGCTCAAGCTTTTAAAAATGGAACCCCATTTGAGGAGTGGAAGCAAAGCGTAAAGCCTATGCTAGCCAAAAAGGGCTGGCTCGGTAAAATAAAGGTCAAAGACCCCAAAAGCGGCGAAGAAAAAGAAATATATGTGGGGAATCGCAGGCTAAAAACTATCTACGATACGAATATGAGGACCGCATACGCAAAAGCCCGCTATGAAAGCCAAATGAAAAGCTCGGGGGAGTATTTTCGCTACACGGCGGTTCTTGATAGCAAAACAAGGCCTACGCATCGAAAGCTGCATGGTACTACTCTTCTAAAGACCGATAAATTTTGGGATACGAACTACCCGCCAAACGGCTGGAATTGTCGCTGCAAAGTGCAAGTACTTACGGAGGCCGAAGTACGAGCGCGTGGCATTACGCCGCTTGCGGACGGCTCGTTTTTACCAAACGTTGCGCAGGATGATTTTGCTTACAATCCCGGCAAGATGGATCATTTGGATGAAATTTTTAACGAAAAGAAAAAAGAGGCGCTAGGTGCCGTTACCGCGGAAGCTGCAAGACAAAAGCTAAAAGAGCGATTAACAAATTTTAAGCATGAGCGAAATTTATATGTTTGGCAAAAAGGATTAGATGGCATGGTGGATGCCGTAATAGGCGGTATCATTATAAAAAATAAAGCTTTTCAAGTAGCGCAAGTGGGGGAACTGGGCCCAGGCGTCAAAGCCTCGCTCAAGCAGCTTGGCGTGGAGCCTAAAGCAGACAGTATAGCCGTCTATCAAAACACGATTTCACATATCACGCGAGACAGCAAGCCGAAAAACAAAGAGCCTAATGCCGCCGAAATAAAGGCTATCGTGGGCGTATTTGACCGCGCAAAACACGTCTTTTATGATAAACAAAAGAGCAATTTACTCTATTTCTACAAAAGCCTACAAAACGATCAGATGGTAAACTATGCTGCCGTGGATTTGGATTTCGTGCTGAAAAAATTTAAGACTGATAACTTCATAGCGACTATTAGCAAGATACCATTTATAAATTTTAGAAATATCTTACGGGATAAAAAAAGGTATGAAAAAGTAAGATGAGACGACGTCGGAAATCGAAATCCGCCATTCGCAGCTTTACAGCTGTCGACTGTCCACTCTGTCGCATCTATCGTCTCATTTGTCACGATTATATCAAAATTGAAGGATAAAATCAAATGATAGAAATTCGGGGGCTAGAGGCGGTGCAAAGGAAGTTAAAGGGGCTATCCGAACTGGGGCACAATACCGAACCTTTGATGTGGACGATCGGGCATGTGATGCTAAATTCCATTGAGGATAGCTTCGAAAATGAAAAAAGTCCGTTCGGAGAAAAATGGGCCGCTTTAAAGCCGAGTACCGCCGCGCAAAAGGCCAAAAAAGGTAAATCCGATAAAATTTTGCGGCGCGATGGATATTTGGCGGATAAATGGGTAGTTGATGCCGATAGTAAAAAAGCGGTCGTATCGAACAATTCGAAGCATAAGGGCTTTGCCTATGGGTTGGTGCATCAATTCGGCACCCGTAAAGCGGGACGCGGCAAAAGCACCTTTATCCCGGCTCGTCCGTTTCTACCCGTAAACAAAAGCGGCAAACTGCAAAGAGATATACAAAAAATCATAAAAACTGAAATGATAAAATTCATAAAAAAAATTTAACGGAGAGTACGAAACAAGGAATTAGGCCTATTTTAAAGGAATATAATCAAACTCACAAATTTGTATAAAAGGCTCTATCAGATCCACTTTCAATCCAAGCTTGCCAAAATTTTCTGCAAAAAATTCGCTTTCAAGTATCTCGTCGGTATTTAAATTTGAACTATCTGTAGTGATGGTGTATCCTTTTGCGGCTACCTCGGTATCCGTTAAAACCTGAACTTGGCATCTGCATTTTAACCCGTTCGGCGGATAAAATCTATCCCAAAATGGATCCATTTTCGGTAAAATAATGTTATGGATACTTGCATGCGCTTGATTTGTTAAATTATCTATAACGGCTACGTATCGAAAATATTTTCCGAGACTTTTCATTTGGCTATCATAGCGTCTTTTCGCATAATATAATCTATTGGCGAAATTAAATAATATCTCTAGTCCGTCTTGAAAAATAAGTTTTTGTTTGGTTTTCCCATTCTTTTGCATTATTTTTATATCTTTTACGAAACCAAGGAACGAAAGTAAGGCAATCTCCTTCTTTATCCACTCGTCAAAACCGATACCATCATCTATTGCATACATGAAGGATTGAGCAAGAGTGCTCGCTTTTCTCTGTTTCGCATCAAATTTACTTTTTAATTTATTTTCTTCGTATTTGTCCACGGGCAATCCTTAAATTTCTCCCGTAGATTATATACTGTTTGAAGTTCGGCGTCAAATTTCTCGTATTGCTGCTTCTCTTATTATGCTACAGACACCATTGTAGCTTAGCCCATATTTAGCGGCGATCTCTCGGATTATTACGGTGCTTTGCTTTCCTGCAGCCACCCCTTCTTCATACTCTTTGATGATGTCGCGATTTCGGAATGTGCTTTTATAGCTCGGCACGTAGATATTGGCTCCGCCGTAATCTTTTAGGACTTCGCTTATATCTTCGCTATTTCTAACGCAATTATAAAATTCTACGAACAGATCGAAATTATTTATTGTCAAAGTATGCTCCTTGCATCTTTCGTAGGGCGATAATCACGTCCGTGGCCTCCTGGCGGCTTAGATACCAGAGATGAAATACCATCCTGCCGGTTATTCGCTCAATGAAAAGTCGTAGCGCAAGCCCTGTTTTCGTTCTTGCGATCCTATTCCAAATACCTACGATAGTATCAAGCTGTTTTTGCGTAGCTTTAAGAGGGTCTTTTTTGGTGAATGCTCGCGGCACTCCGCCCGCCGCCACGACGGCATCTTTGGTGCTCGTCTGCTTAAGTTTAGGATTAAATTTGCTCTTATAGCCGACTACTTCCAAAACCTTTCTTAGCTCATCGATATTGAGATCTTTCAGGCTATCTTTGCCGAATTCAGCCTGCAGATACACTTTGCGACACTCATCATCCACAAAGTAATTATGCTTTAGCGTGTGGATCATTTTGATATAGTATTTTTTCAACTCATCTTTTTTATTTGCCCTCATCGAAAAGCCCCTTATTCGCCATAGTTGTAATAGTTGTATCGGTTGTAGCTAGTGGCCTGCAACTATATATTACGCTCTTGCCTGCTTTATGGCTGAACCACAATTTGCCGTCGAATTTATCCAGGCAATCGCGGGCGGTTTTATCATCCTTTGCATAGCCTGCGCCGTTTAAAAGCTCGGTTTTATTCAGCTCGCCAAGCTCTAGCGCACGCCTGATTTCTGCAGTAAAACCCAGCTCATATTCGCTCATCCTTGCAAGCTGCAAATCCAGCTCCTTAAGCTCTAAATTTGCTAGATCTACACAAAAGCCGCCGTCTTTTACGCCGGCGCGCTCCTTTGCCACTTCGCATAGGAAATTCAACTCGTTTTGCTGGCTCGGGCGCTTGATTAGATGATACATCACGTCAAGCGAATTTCTAATATGGTTGCTGCCTTGGTAGTTGCGCCCATCCTTATTTGAGTGGTGCAAGATCAAGATCGTAGCCCCGGCTTCACGCAAACTTTTTAGCGCGCCAAACAGCCTATTTACGCGGTTATCATTATTTATATCCACGAAATCGCGCAGGCTATCCAGTATAAAAACGCAGCCCTCATAAGCTTTGCCGATCGCGCTTTGCTCTAATTTCATCACGAGCTCGAAGCCGTCCATTTCGATACTTGAACGCTGAATGTAGCTTAAATTCGGAAATTCATTTATGAGGAGCTTATCCACGCCGCGCTGCTTTAGTACACCTACGGGGTTATCATAATCGATGAAAAACACTCTTTGGCCTTCTTCGCAAAGCCTTTTGGCTAGCGCAAACGCCATATAGCTTTTGCCCGTGCCGCCATCGGCATAAATCAACGTAATAAGCCGCTTAACCAAAAAATCCTCTATTAAAAATTCGATTTTCTCATTAAAGCTTTCGCTTTTTAAGCTTGAGCTTTGTAAAAAGTCGAATATATCGTTTTCGTTCATATCGGTGTCCGTCTTTCTTAATCTTTCAGCATCATCAGCGCTACTATCGCCGTGATGCTAAGCGCGATAAATATAGTGCTTGCGAATATTAAAAAGAGCTGCATTATTTTTGCTCCCATTTTCTGCCCTGATAGATATTGCCAAGAACTTCAAACCCGCCTGAGGCATTTTTGCATCCCTTCGTAATCGGAATATCGGGCACAAGTCTCGATAACTCACGCATATAAAATCCACAATCAAAGCGAATTTCATAAGTAAGTAAATCCCATCTAACAATGTATCCAGTATAAATTTCCACACCGTTTCTGTCTTTAAAACCGGCGAATTGCAATAATTCAATATCTTCGAAACTCGCCTCAAAATTTACAGCCGTTTCTTTATCCCAAAGCGTAGCTTCTTTGTTTGCGAAGTCGATACTTAGCGCCTCGTAAATTCGTCCATCAACTTTAAAAAACGCCTTGAATTTTAACTCTGTCATCGCCTATCCTTTAAATTTTGCAGAAGCAATCTTTAAGTGGTTCGTCGTCAAACGCTAAAGAGCCTTGCCTGTCTATGCGGCTAAATTCTGCCTCCATATCCGCGCAGGTTAAATTCCCCGCAAACCACGATGTATTAAGCACGTGCTCGCCGCTATCTTGCAAAGTCAAAAGCTCGGCTTCGATACGCTTCATATACTCCCATTCAGGCTTGAAATTTTTCCATACCTGATAGAAGGCGCGTTTTGACTGCGCAGGACAAAAATAGCAGCCCGTGCGGCTGAAGTATCGATAGAGTGGATTTTCCATCTCACGCTCTTTCAGATACGCCGTGCAGTCTGCCTCGCTCATATCGTAGTCGTCGATGAGCGGATACAAAAACTCATTGCCGTCCATTCTGCGGCGGGTTTCGTCTGTGGTGTAGCCGATATAGATCTTATACTCGTCAAAGCTCTGGGCCTTGAGCCAACGCTCGAATGGCGCAACTTTCGCCTCTCTCCGCCACGCACAAAAGCCCTGCGTCTGCGGAGCGGGGAGACCTCTAATAACTCCTTTGTTTTCGCCTCTGCTTATGCGTCCAAAAACGCACTCCTCAAAGCTCACAGCGGGCTTTAAAATAGAGATCTCCTTGCCATATCGCGCCGTAAAATACTCGCCGAGCTTGGCGATGTATTCATACATAGCCGCAAATTCATGCAAAGTATCATAAAAAACGATATGATCGAGCGGCTTTTTGTCGCGCAGTAACAAATCTAGCATCGCCGTGCTATCCTTGCCGCCCGAAAGCGTTGCGATATAGGTCATCTCTTTCCTTTAAATTTAAACTCTTTAACAAGCCTTTAAAGATGATTAAAAGGCTTGTTAAAGGGCTTAAAGCCCTTTAAATTATTCATCTGCCAATCTAAACCCGAGCGCGTAAAGAGGGACCAAATTTCGGTAATCCATACATCCCTTTATATCGCCTCTACTCTGGCGTGGCCCTGTTTTATACCAACGCCCATCTCTACCATATTGATACTCCCAAAACCAAAGCACATCATCGGCGTTTATAAAATCATCTTCTAGCTCTTCTACCGCAACCCTAATTTTAAGTCCTGTATCGGTCTCTAAAACAAAACGGCCGGTTTGTTCAATAATATGATATATATCGCTTCTAGTTAGCGGTTGATTTGCGTGTATCCTTCTAACTACGATATTACCGACACGAAACTTTGTTGTTAGAGGTAGAGCTACTCTGTATTCCTTAAGGCGCCAATCCCATTGAGGTTCACTGGTATATCTCCAATCTTTTTCATCCAGCTCGTTGTGATTTCGATTTTCTATTCTCTCGCCTCTCTCGTAAGCTTGCATAACCTCGATCTTTTCTTTCGTTGTCATTTTATATTCTCCTATTAGACATTTTTATAAAGGGCTTAACGCCCTTTAACAAAGTGTTGAAGCTTCGCTCTTCTTATATATCTTGGCAAAAGCCTATTTCTGCTATCCTTTAAATTTTTAAACATGCTCCAGTACGCCTGAAACTCACTCTCTTTCAAAGCAAATAAATCTTTTTTCATTGTCTGTCCTTTTTAGACATTTGCGCTTTGCAAATTTTCTATCTTAGTCTCTATGCGGAAGTTGTCTTTCACCGTGCGCTTTAGACCTAGTTTAACGAGGCTTGCGTCATCAAGCTCGCAGATCGCGTCTTTGTTTATAGTCTCCTCGTAGGATATGCAATCATCAAGCTTATAGCTCTTTAGCGCTTTGATGAGCTTCTCGACCTTTTCTTTGATGCGCGGCAAACTTACGCTCTTACTTAGTTTGTATCCGATCTTGCCGAAGGTAAAGTCCTTACTGCGCTTTTCTGCGAATTCTGCTTTATTACTCTCACAAAATGCGGTGATTTGAGCTTCGATATATTTCTTTTCGCTATCGAGCTTCTCGACCCGGGCTTTTTGTGCGTCCTTGATCTCGTTGCACTTTAGCGTTATCTCTCCGTTTATATCGGTCAAAGCCACCTCAAGCTCACATACTCGCTTTAGCGCGTTATCGACGTCTGCGAAGTTTTTGATCTCCATGGTTTTTCTCCTAAAATTTTAAGTTTTTTGGCTAGTCCGTATTTCATGACGTAGCCGTATCTTAGGCAGATCGGAAGGTGATTTTTATTCTTCTTTACGATCCGCACCGCATGCCCTTTAGTCAAAAAGGCTAAATTTCAGCTCATTTACGCCGAGCTGCCTTGCAAGCTCTCGCTCGTAAGCCATACCCTTACTATTTTCCGAGTATTCGCACGGAAAGAAATAGTAGTGGCTGCAAACGCTTAGAAGCTCCTCGCAGTTTTTCATTATGCGATCTCGCTCCAGTTCGCTGTATACGCCTAGCCATGCAAGCACCGGGCTTATGGGTTCGTAGCCGTTTTGCCTGACTACGGCGCAGGCCTGCTCGGCAAGCTTGCGGGCGTAGTAGTCGCGATCTCGATCATGCTTGCATTTGATACTTGCATACGGCGAGCTTACAAATACCAGCCTTGCCGTTCGTTTGTCCATTATCTTTTGCTCCTTTCTTTTAAAATTTAAGCTTTAGCGCTTATATAAACCCTCGCAGAGGGCTTGATAAACGTTACGCTTCTTCTAGGTGTTTTAAAATTTTCCCCATATAAGGATCTGCCGTCATCGTCTCATCGGCACAAATATGAAGCCTACCAAAGCATGCAATTTCCGCGCAAGGTTTTTTGGAGCCATAGAAAAAGCTCACATAAAATGCCCAGCCCTTTACGAGTTGCCCGCCTCTTATCTCGTCGCGACGCACCGAGCGCAAACCTACGCTTACTGCGGAGGGTACTGCGGCGCTAATCTTTGCATGTAATTCGCGCAGAGCTGTGGCGCTGTAGTTTTCGGCGCTTAGATTTATTAAATCCTTAAGTTTCATTGATTGATCCTTTCAAGGCCCAGCCGCTGCCGAGCCTTTGAGCTTCGCAGCGCTCAAGCTCGGCGATGGTTTCAAATATCTCCATCCACTTCTTGCGGTTTTTCGGGTGCCTAAGCTTCGCAAGCGCCGTGCGCTCTATCATCGCGACGCGCTCGACGCTGATGCCTAGCATCGCCGCAAGCTCGCGGTAAGCTACATCCGCATCGCCCTTTAGCATCCTCGCCCGCTCGGCGCATACCTTGTCCGTGCGGTAGCCCTGAATTCTTTGCATTTCACACTTCCTTTTGTTTTAACTTCTCGGGCGAGCTAAGCCCGCCCTGCGAGCGGGAGCTACGCTCCCTGCACCCACCTGAAGTTTCAGAAATTTTGCAAGCAAAATTTTAAAATTTCGGCGGTTTCTTGCGCCTTCACGCTTATTTAGTGCTAGCGACATCTTTTTTCTCTTCAAACAGCACACGTTCTTTGTGTTCGCCTACTTTACCGATATTAAAGCTTTCTACCGGGCGCAAGTAGCCCATCACACGAGTGTATACTATGCACTTGGTGCGTTTTGCTTCAAGCTCCTTAGGAAATTTCATATCCACTCCTTTTAAATTTGACTTTATAAGACGCCCGCGCAGGGCGCCATTTAAAATCAAAGCTTTAGCTCCAAATCGTTCCTAGCCCGCGACGAAATCTAGGCATCGGCACTACTATGCTCTTACGGCGCCTTCTTTTTGAAATCCAGCCCCGTGGGGTGCGAAATAGAATGAATGAGTGCGCAATTATTATTTCGTCTTTGCAGGCCTTTAGATCGCCTAGTTTCATATCTTTTGGAATGATCATTTTTTACTCCTTTACAATCGTTACAACTATTACAACAAAAGCATCTTCGTAGCTTCTTTTACTACGTCTTCATTTATCGTGCCGCCGCCGTATTCACAAAGCATTCTCGAACGCCTTAAAAGCTTTTCGGTTTTTCTGAAATTTCCCTTTGCAAGCCTTTGTATCAGCCCTACACAGTCCTTATCTTCTACGCCGAAGCTTTTGCAAACCTCTTTCAGATCATCTGATATGATCTGATTATCATCGTTCAGATAGCTCAAGCCGCCCAGTATCCATTTGTTACCGACGCGCGAGCTGAGCTGCTCCAAGGCATCGCCGCTTCGCGAAGAGGTCAAATTTAGCTGCAATTTGTTTGTGCCGACAAGCACTAGCGGCGCGCGACTAAAATCGTGCATCCTTCTTAGGCTCTCCAGTGCACGATACGGCAAATGCTCAGCCTCGTCTATTATGATCGTCTTGCTGAGCTTTTTAAGCTCGGCCGCACTACGACGGATCAGATCGTCGATGCACCCCTTGCTCTCTATCCCAAGCTCGCCAGCTAAAATTTTAAAAAGGCTCTTTGCCGACGTATTGATCGTAGCTTCAATCAGGATACTATCGGGGTGCGTACGGACGTATTCCCTAATAGCTCTCGTCTTACCGCTACCCGCCGCCCCGCTAATCATTGCCATATCGCGATCTTTTACAGCCCAGCTTATGACTGCATGGATGCTTTTTGCATCGCGGGTTTTGATGAAAGGCAGCTCGTCTTGCAAAACATCGACTTTTTTGATAAAATTGTCAATGTAGTTTTTTGCGGGTCCTTCTACCTTGTGTGCATATTTGTAGGAGGATCCCTCCTTGATATATCCCGAAATATACGCGGGATTAATTCCCAATAGCTTTGCGAATTTGTTTTGGCTCATACCACTTTTTTCGTTTTCTTTGATGAACCGCACTATGTCGTTTGCTAGCTTCATTTTTCATCCTTTCTTTTAAAATTTAAAGTCTTTAAAATCCGTTTAAAGCCCTTTAAAAAGCACTTTTAAAATGCTTTTTGAAAAGCTTATTCGCCGCTTGCTATTTTTATGGCATCATCAAGATTAAATTTAGCCGCTTGCCTTGCTAAATTAACTTCCAACCTCTCATAATTAAACGCTTTGGCGCTGATTTCGTTCATCTCTTTTTGTGCCTTGATCGTTTCCTTTACGGCTTTTACCCGGTCGTTATCTTCATAAACAAAATTTTCAGGCTTTAAAGCTTCTTTATGCGCCGCAAGCATTACCTCAAGGTCGTAATCGACGTTAAGCCTTGTAAACTCGCTGAATTCTGCTCGTTTTATAACCGTTCTGATAGCTTTCATCTCGTCTTTAAATACCTTCTTAACCATCTTAAAGGTCTCTGCGCTCATAGGACAAATGTTTTTATCTTTGGCTTCACAGATGAAATTTCCACTCTTATCAAACACGAATACGCTACTTACGTCATCGATATTTTCGCTTATGAATACTTCCGTGCCTACGCTTGGTAAAAATTGGCTGACAAATTGCATCGCCTCATAATTGATACCCTTTTTGCTTACCACTCGAGGCACAAGACCGCCCGCATGAAGCATAAATTCATCGAGCCTGACGCCCTTTAGCGGTGTATCGTCGGCATTCCATCTATTTATTGGGCTGTTTCTCTTTCTTCCTACGCTCATCAGATCCCAGGTCAGCACCTCAGTTTCAAATCTATCCCGCACCTGCTGCAGGGTTAGCAGGTATTTTAAATTCGTCTTTTTAGGTAGTCCGTTTTCATCTTTGGCGTGTCTTTCCTTTTTAGGCGTGCGCTGCTCTACCGCCTCGCGCATTGCGAGATTAAAGCCGATATAGCCCGGCGTTTGTGAAATCCCGCCGTGCTGGAGCGTGCCGAAATGTCTTTCCACAAATCCCTTCTCGTCGCCGCTGTATGCGATAGCTCTGTCGTAATCGATCCCGAGCCCGTTTAATAGGTGCTGAAACTGATCGCTTAGATAATCCTTGCCGTTATCGCCCTTGATAAAGTCCGGCTTTCCAAATTTGCTTAATGCCTTCCACATCAACCGAATTAGCCCCAAAGCGTTTGATTTTCGTTCGATACTCGCTACGCAGCGGCCGCTATAAACATCCACGATACTTAGCACATTTGCGCGTATTGCTTCGCCTTTTTCGCCGTCGCGCACCATCACATCAAGCGGCGAGCTATCTATCTGCCAACATTGATTTCTGCGAGTGATAATCTCGCCTTGATCTCCCATGGCGGGCTGAAAATAGCTTTTTGCCTTGTCTTCGCCTTTAGTTATCATTATGTACTCGAGGCGGCGAGCAGGATCTGCATAATAATTATCCAAATACCTTTTTACGACACCCGCATCAAAGAGCGGCTTTATGGTGCCGCATAAAAATTTAGGATAGTTATGCGGTTCGCCATGGCGATAAAAATACTCTTTATGTAGATCTCGCCAAAGCTGAGCGACATTTAGACCGCCCGCGCCGTAAGCGCGAAATTTATCAAGCACGAACTCGCTCATCCACGGCTCAAGCTTGCTTTCACTCTTTCTGTGTTTACCGCGCTTATCGACAAGGGCAGCTACACCTTTGCTCTTATAGGCTCTTTGCCACCTAAAAAGGTTTGCTTCGCTCACGCCGAAGCTTTCGCAAAACTTTTTAGAGGACACGTTGCTCTTCTTCGCCTCCTCCCATTCCTTTAAAATTTTGATCTTCTCATCCGCCTTGCTTTTATCTGTAGGACTTAGCATCGCATAGCTTGAACCGCTGCTCGGCTCGTCCGTTCCGCTTTTTTGCTCTCTTACATCTTGTGCGCCGTGATTGCTTTTTACATCGCTAAATTTCATCTGTTTTACTCCGTTTTTAGAAGCGGTATCGCTTAGCCATACGTTTATATTTTTGTCGATTTTTCCGCGTTTGATAGCAGCATCGATATCTGCGATACCGACCTCAAAAAGCAGCTTCACTCCGCCGCGGCTTCTAGCGCCAGTATTTTGCAAGCGGATGAATGGGTATTTTGATGAGTAGCGGCGCGAAGCTTCTTTTAACGCGCTTAAAGAAACGTTAAAAACCTTAGCCGCTACTGCAGTCTCGACATACGACATCAACTAGCCTTTTTATCCGCTTCTTCGTCTTGTTTTTTGATAAATCCTGCAGGCATTCGTTTGATTATGCCTTCACTCAAAAGCGCTTCGAATACCTTTTTCGACGTCTTAAAATTCTTGTTTCCGAGTACTTCGCCGTTGATTACCATATAGGTAGTACGCTCGCTTAGATTATGCTTTTTTGCCCACTGCCTAATGCTTATGCAGTTATTTTTAAAGTAATCCCTTATCATTTGGAGCTCCTTTCATTTAAATTTTTTCATCTTTAACGATGAAAATTTTTAAAGAACTTTTTACAAACCTTTGAAAGTTTTAATCTCGAATGAGATATAATTTTTCTTCAAAGATTTGAAAGTATTATATAGTATTTTTACCTTATTGTCAAGGTAAAAATACCTTATTAAATAAAATTTTTAACTAAAGGGGCAGAAATGGGCGATCAGAAAGATAAAATCATATTTGAAAATATGAAAAAGTTTTTTAGAGTTGACAGTCTCGAAGATGTGGCAGAAAAGCTCGGCTACTCTAGAAGTACGGCTGCTACATGGCGCTCAAAAGGGATAACCTCAACGGCAAAACTAAAATTCGTTAACTTAAGTGCTAATAAGGTTAAAAAACCATATAAAGATCAAGCTTATTTAAGATATTTTGAGGATGTGACGGCAAGCGCGGGTTACGGCTCGAACAACGACACACAAAATTACTCTATAATCCCTATCGGTAGAGATTTTATGGAACAGGTGTTAAAAATACCTCTTAAAAATTACGATGTGATTAAAGTTTATGGGGATAGTATGGAGCCATTTGCTCAAGATGGCGACGCTATAGTAGTCGACCTGGACGCAGAGGTAAAAAATGGCGATATCGTAATAGCAAATATCGGCGGAGATGCATATATGAAAAAATTTTTAAGAGATAATATACACAAAGAAATAAAACTAACATCGTTAAATAGCTTTTATCAAGACATTGTTTTAAAGGGGGCAGAAATAGATCAGCTAAAAATAGTGGGCAAGGTTCAGTGCAAATTTAATATCAATATAAAAATATTTTAAAATATAAGAATAACCTTAATATGTGTCTTAATCAAGAAGCGAATTCTTAAGTTTGACGGTCGTCTTTGTGTTGTTTTTTTTGTATGTGTCTTAATCGCAAAACCGAGAATAAGGTATTTTGATGATGATTAAGACACTTTAGCTTTATTAAGACACATATTTTTGATTTTTATGTGTCTTAATCATATAAATTCTTGCTAAAACAAAATACAGCCTAAAATGATTTATGATATATTTGAGTTAAATTTTCTATAATTTCAGAATGCATTTAAATATTCATTAATTGGGCTTGAATCTCTTATAAAAGCGTTTAAAATTTCGCTTATTTTGGGATAAAATTGGCATTTTGGGATCGTTGGGATTTTTGCCGCTGTAAAATTCTTGCATTACAACTGAGAGTGGAGCTTTTTGAATTACCTATTTTAGGAACTTTCAAAAATCACGCGCAAAAATTTCCCACTCTCATTTTCTATACCCCCTCACAAATTCCCCGCTATCTTGCGCGCCGAAATTTATAATTTTCATACGCACCGACGCTTTGCAAGCAAGCCGCTTGCACCAAGCACGTATCTTTTTAAATTTAGCCCGCCGCAAGCTGTTGAGTTTTAACGTGCCGCGGGGCAATTAAATTTAAGAGCCCTACTCCTTCACCACGCGCAGGA